GACTGAGGTGTACATGAACACTGCCACCTTCCGCAACATGATCGCTGCGGACGAGGTGAAGAATCGGTTTATGACCGTCACCGCAAAGGCGAACGCTGTTCTGCTGGATGCCGAAGCACGGCAGATTATCGAATCTGCAACCGGCCTGACCATCCATCTGTATGACAAGATGTTCAAGGCAGACCAGTACAGCGCAAGCGAGAAGTACCTGCCTGATGGCATGGTAGTGGTTGCTCCGTCCGGCGCTCTTGGCAGCACTTGGTACGGCACTACCCCTGAGGAAGCCGACCTGCTGTCTGGCCAGTCCGGTGCATCCGTGTCTATCGTGAACACTGGCGTTGCCATTACCACCGAACTGACCGTTCACCCGGTCAACGCCAACGTCTATGCTTCCGAAATCGTCCTGCCGTCCTTTGAGCGCATGGACGCTGTGTACTGCATCAAGGCTTACTAAGGCGAAAGGAGGAAAGCAGCATGGGAGACCAGTATTCCGAAGTGGCAGTCAAGCTGGGGCAGTACATCGCCCCTGCACTTGACCGTGAAATCACGGACGAGGACTACCCACTCTTCGACCTGCTGCTTGATTTCGCCAAAGACAAGATATTTGCGCAGGGTTACCCCTTCGGCAACAGACCGGACGAGTTGCCCTTGCAGTATCAGTCGTTGCAGATACGCATTGCAGCGGAACTGTACAACCACATCGGCGCAAACGGACAGACGAGCTATACCAACAATGGCATTACTCGTGTGTGGGAAAGTTCCGATGTGGCGCAGTCCCTGCTGAATGAAGTGGTTCCGAGAGTAGGTGTTATCGGCTGATGTTCAATGGAAGCCCGCTGGATAAACGCCCGCTGTGGTATTCAAACCCGGTCGGCGAGAAAACGCCTGTTGTGGACGAATGGGGCAACGAGACTGGCGAATCTGCATACGAATCGTGGAGCGAACCCGCAAAGCTGATGCTGAATGTCAGCCCTCCTACTGGTTCTGCGGAAGCAAACCCTTTTGGAGCGTTCACGGATTACAGCTACGTTGTCAGTTCGTCCAGCAAAAAGCGCAACACACCGCTTTATGAAGGCACGCGCGTCTGGTTTCAGACAGACGTTTCAAAGCCCTTCAATTACATTGTGGTCAAGGTCGCAGAGCATATCACGGATACGAAGTATGCGCTGAAAGAGGTGGCTGCAAGTGAAAATTAAAGTGAGGTTGAGTGATGCCGGGCTTCGTGATGCGGAACGTCAGATACAGAAGTACAAGACCACCCTGAACAAAAAGGCACAGGAGTTTGCAAAGGCGTTGGCTGATAAAGGACTTGATGTGGCAAAAGTTCGTTTTGCGAACGCACAGTATGCTGGTAGCAACGATGTTTCTTGCCATGTTGAGCAGAACGGAAACACCTGCACCATCATTGCAGAGGGCAAGGCAGTTGCCTTTATCGAGTTTGGCACTGGCGCACATCACAACGGATATGGCGGTGAGCTACCGCCCGGCGTTGGTGCACATGGTTCCTACGGCAAAGGGCAAGGCGCAAACCGCAGGTGGTATTACTACGGCGAATCCGGCAATGCCGGTACTCCTGTCAAACAGGTAGATGGTAAAGGCCAGTTGAATTACACCAGCGGCAACGAGCCAGCTATGGCTATGTGGGGAGCTGTTGAGGAAATGGCTTCTCAAGTCGAAGCAACGTGGAGGGAGGTTTGGAATAGTTGATCGATTATTTCAATTCTATCTTCACGGCTGTTGCTAAGGAGCTGCGAAAGCAAGCGCCCGGCATCTTCGTTACTGGTGAAATCAACGACAGCAACGTTAAGAAGTTTCCGTGTGTGCAGATAGAGGAAAACAGCAACCTTCCTGTGCACATTGATTCTGCTGGACACAGCAAGTACGCTGCCGTTTCCCTTCGTGTGCGGGTCTACTCCAATAAGAACACCGGGCGCATTGCAGAAGCACGCTCCATTGTTGGCATCGTGGATTCTGTTCTTGAACCGCTTAAATTTTATCGCAAATCGTTTGCCCCGTTGAATGGGCTGTACAACAATTCCGTCTATCGGATTGATTGCAGCTATGGGGCAACAATCGGAGAGGACGGAATGATTTACCGAAACTAAGGAGGTAAACATTCTATGAGTACTGCTATCTCCGGTCTGAATACCACCCTGTATTGTGGCGACAGCGCAACCGCTCTGACGAAACTGTGCGACATCAAGGATGTGCCCGACCTGATCTCTGAGCCGAACCTTCTGGATGCCACCACCCTGTCTGACCCCATGCAGGTCAACATCTTTGGCATCATCCAGAGCGACACCAAGTCTTTCACCGCTAACTACAACAAGGCTGACTATACGAAGGTCAAGGCCGCTGGCTATGATGAGACTTCCGAGAGCAACGCCGTGAAGTACTACGCCCTGAAGATGCAGGACGGCTCCGGCTTCACTTGGCAGGGTATGCATCAGGTTGGTCTGTCTGGCTTTGGCGTGGACGAGGTTGTGGAAATGACCATCAACTGCATCTTCACCAAGAAGCCTGAGTTTAGCGAGACCCTGACTGTTACTGGCGGCTAAACCGAAAAAATCGAATCAATCAAACCGGGCAGAACTGAACAACGGATTTGGTTCTGCCCCTATTTATAAAGGAGAGCATTTATTATGGCTACTAAGGTTATCAACTTTCATTCCCCCGATGGTAAGAACACTTACGAGCTGACCTTCACCCGTGACAGCGTGGAAGCCACCGAACGTGCAGGTTTTCAGATTGGCCAGTACACTCAGATGACCAATCTGCTGTCCAACTCCCGTGCCCTGTTCTACGGTGCTTTCATTGCACGGAACAAGGGCATCAAGCGCAAGGTCGTTGATGAGATGTTCCAGCACATTGAGGATAAGGAAGACCTTATGGGCGTTCTGCTTGAGATGTTCGTGGATGCTTCCAAGTCCCTGCTGGCAACTGACACTGAGGACAAGACCGCAAAAAACGCAACGTGGGAGATTGTGTAACTGCACAATCTCAGGAAGCAGACGAAGAGGGAGAGCCATTCTCCTTCTCCAAGCTGTTCCATGATGTAGAAGCCTATTACATCTCCATCGGCATGACCTATGACCAGTTTTGGTACGGCGATGTCTGGCTAG